CATTCCGCACACGCTGTCTGCGTAGTGGCAGACGTTACGCAAAAGCTCGATCAATTCGCGCTCGTCCTGCCCGACCGAGGGCGCGGCAGGCTTGCTTGCTTCATTGGCGAGAGGGGCGGCGTATAGCGGCCGAATCTCGGTATTGCTCTTGATCTGCGCTGCGACCTTTTCTGCCGTCTCCCGCTCAAAGTGCACGCTGTTCTTGCGCATCTCACCAATGCCCCAATAGACGGCCCAAGCAGCTTCCGCTTGCTTGTCTATAGCGGCAGGCTGGCGGGCGAGCAACGCGCGGGCGAAGCGAACGAGAGACGGAAACGAGCCCATCACGTTCGTGTAATTGTCGTTCAGCATCTTGCCGTCGACATTCACCCGCAGTCCGGCTGCGGTCGCTGTCTGGATAACTAGCGTGTTCATTTCCGGGTCATTCATATCTGCTACGAGCTTGCTGGTAGTGCTCATGCCTGTTCCCCGTTAGATGCAGCAGGGGACGCGGCACACGGACCTTCGTGGCCCTCGATACGAGAGCATGTCCAACCCTCAGGGGGTTTGGTGCATGGCTTGGTCGGTGAGAGAATCTCCGCTGCACAGATCTTCGCCCCGCTTCGGAACAGCGAATTCTTGCTTTGGGTGAGCACCCGGTCACGCGCACGCTCAATTTCCTCTCGCGTAGCCGACGGCTCTTGCGCTCCGCCAGCAGCTATCGCGGCGCGGAGTTCGCTCACGAAGCCGTCGATGTTCTTGCGCGAGATCGCTTCGCCCAACTCGGTCGTCCACTCCGACCACTTGAGGAACAGGTCATTGATCGCATGGCCGTTGATGATCGGCGCGGCGTCTGCCTGCGGGGTGGCAGCGGCCTCAGCGCGTTGCAAGCGCTCGATGAGAGCGAGCGCCGTAGCGGGCTTAACCATGCGGAAATAGTCCTCGGCGAGCTTGTGAGCATTCCCGATGCCGTAGAACTGCACGCCGAGTGCTTCGCCGTCGTAGTTGCAGAAGTCGGAGTTCAGTTCGACGTTGCCTTCGCCGCCGCAAGCCGGGCAGCTAATAAAACTGCCATCTTCGTAACGCTCGATACGTTGCGCGCTATCGATGTTCTGCGGCGTCGCGGCCAGTGCGGCAGCTTTCAGTGCTTCGATCTGCTCATCGCTCAGACTCGCTGCGCCTGTATTCATGGTGGTGTTTTTCATGTCTATGCCGGTAACGTAGTGGGTCAGGCGGAGAGGCGGCGGAACTCGACGACCCATACCCACGGGTTTATGTCCCATGATTCTGCGCCGTTAATGCTTTCCCACAGCGTGCGGAACTGCCGCTGCGGCCACTGAAGCCGTTTCGATGCTTGCTCCGGCGATTCGCCGCTCGGGTGAGGCTGATCATCCAGCGTTGAGGCGAAGTCTTGGACGCCTTCTGCCAGTGCGTCGTCGTGCGAGATGTCCTGTACCCGCTCCATGCGCACGCCCGTCACTTCGAGCGTGATGCGCGAGGCCCAGCGAGGCATGTGGATCGACGGCCTCCAGCCGCAGCTTTCTTTCGAATCCAGATCTCGATACAGCGACTGCGAGATAGTGAATTCGGCGCGGCCATCATCGGCCCGATACTTGACGCCGGCGTAGTGGCGAGCTGGCGCGTTGGGGCCTTCCTCATAGCCAATTCGATTGACTTCGTGCGTCTCGCGTACCCACAGACGGTCGCCAGGCTGCCCGTGCGGACAGACCAAGCTGTCGCCAGTACGTGTGTGCCAGATCGCGCCTTGGAGCGGAACCGTCTCGCCGCTCGCGGTCCGGCCGCCGTTGGGTCCGCCGACCGTTGTCGGCTCCCATACGCCGAGCCGATTGTTGTGCGGCAACTTCACGACGCGTCGCGTCTGCGTCTTGCTGCCGTCGAGCAGAGCGCGCACCATCGGGCTGCTGAACAGGATCGGGCGTTCTTTCATACTCGCCTCAATAGAAGGGTTTCAGGTTTATTCGAAAAAGAAGCCGTCATGCGGACCGGCCTAAACACGCCGCAGACTGTGCTGTCTACGGATTCTTTAATCGATGCGCGTTTCGTCCTGCGCCAAATCACTGTTTTCGAACGGATCGCGATCGTCGTCGGTCTCGTCCGGATGCCCATCGAACAGCGTCGGCATGTGATCCGGCGGCGTCAGGTCGATGAAGATTTCCTGCTGCAGGCGCGTCGCGATGCGCCCATGGTCGATCTCGTTATTCGGATGCGCGGTGACCTTGAACGCGATGCCGACCGAGCCACCTTCCTGCGCCACGAAGCGGATATCCTTCAAGCCGCACTCCGCGAGCAACACGTCATCAGCGCCGGTCGCGCCGATGCGCACGCGCAGCATGTAGCCGGCGTATTTGCGATCCCAGGCGAGGTTGCGCATGAACGGAAAGCGCAGCTCGGTCAGTTCGTTATCGTCGTATTCGAGCGGCAGGCCGCCGGGCGTCGGCTGCGGTTTGCGATAGAGCATCGGGCGCAGCGCGCCGTCGAACTGGTCTAGGATCGAGCCCGAGCCGACCAGATACAGGCCGATACTGATGGCAGGGACCCTATCTTTTCCGTGCTTCTCCGAGACATTGGTCACGGAAACGATTTTGCAAAGCTGGTTGGTGACTGTGAACATGGTTTCTCCGGGGTGAGGGAATGGTTACGCGCCGAGCAGCAGTTCGCGTTTGTCGTCATAGGCCTGTGCGAGCTTGATCGCATCCGCTTCGGGCAAGCCGCGCGCGCTGTCCATCACCATTTCGAGCACGTCGACGCTTTCTGCCTTCTGAATCTGGGCGAGCAGTTCGCCGTAAGCCGGCAGAATGGCGTCGTCCTGCTGCGCGCGCTGGTCCGTGATCTCGCCTGTTGACTGGTCGACGCCATCGTCGTCGTCCGTCTCGCTCGGCGTGATGTAATCGCCGTCGAGCACCGTATCAAGCGCTTGCGAGCGGCCACCGGCGCCTACGTCATCGATGGCTGCGGCCGATGCAAGCTCGATACTCACCGGCAGATACTTGAACAGGCGGCGAAGCACCGTCTTGCGGCCCATTTCCTCGTAGTGCTGGCCCCAGACCGTCTTTTCCTTGTCGCGTGCAAACTTGTAGTTCTGGCTTGCGTCGCGGATCTCGTTGACCTGCTCGGCGCTCATGACTTCGAATGCATGGCCGCCGCCGACCAGCTTCGCAACCGCGTAAAAGGCGATCACACGGCCGCGGTTGTTCAGCGCCGGGCGATGCTCGAGCTTTTCGTCGAGGCCGTAGGAATATTCGAAGTGGTCGTTCGCGCAGACGGCATGCGCCGAAATGCTCACTACCTGACCCGAGCGCCGCGCGAGGTCGATCAACCCCTTGTAGCCAATGACGATCTGCGTCTCGACCTTTTCCGTTACCCACTGGTTGCCCTGTTTCTTCTTCTTCTCGAAGGGGATCAGGTACGCATGGCCGAGCGGCGTGTTCGGTTCCAGACCGAGTTGCGAGCACTGGACGACCGCGCCCATCAGCGACTCGACCGTGCATTCCATCAGTTTCGGCGTCGTGCGCAGTGCGCCGAGCGCGATCTTGAGCATGCGGTCGGGGCTGACGTGCTTCGGAAGGACCGCGGCGAGCGTCGCTTTCTGCGATTCGAAGAAGTTCTTCACGGTGCCGATGCCGGCTTCGCGCGCGACCATCTTCGATGCTTGCTTCAGGTTCGCGAGATTGGTTGTTTGTTGTGCCACGGTCATTCCTCGGTGATCAGAGCCCAGGAGGGCAAACGGATAATGTCGATGCCCGTCGAATACCCAGGCCACGTGTTGGTGCGCTCGCACTCGGCATACGTGCGCAGGTTCTTGCGGTACTTCTGGCGCCCGGACTCGAGGCTTTCTTCGTCGAGCATGAAAGCGTTCGCGGCAAACGGGTATTCGGTTTCGACGGCGAGGAAGATGAAGCCGAGAACTTCCATTCCGCTGGCAATCTCGTAGCCGTCGCTATAGAACGCGGCCTGCACGTCATAGCGCTTACGGGCAACCTGACGACGGAACTCATTCGGTGCCGCGCTGCTGAAGGTCTTGACGTCGAGCAACAGCACTGCGTCGTCCCGCACGGGATGAACGAAGTCGGGACGGCAGCGGCATTCGACGCCCGTTTCTTCGTTGGTCCAGAAGGCGGATACTTCGGCGTTGCCATTAGCGAGCGCCTCGCCGATTTCAGGCAGCGCACGCACTGAAACCGCTTGGCGCACGGCCGCCTCATACTGTTCATGAGTAATGATCGTCTTGCCGCCCGTCTGCTCGTTGAACTCGCGCCACCACGCCATGGCTGCAATGCTGTCTTCGGAAGGCTTCTTCGCGTTCCACTGCGCCTCGGTCGGCCGGCGAGGCGCGTTCTCAGGCACGATGGCGTAGCGCTTTTCGAATTCTTCCGGCTCAAGAATCGCGCAGTGCGCGAGATTGCCTTCGAGCTGGCCCGCGCGCTTCGGCGCGGTCGGACGCTTCGGATCGCGGTGACGCGCAAAGAAGATCGCGGGCGACAGGTCGAGCGTGTCGAGCTGCGACTTGCTTACCTCGCCGCGAGAGTGGTAGTCGTCGATGTCGAGGTCGGTGATGATCACGTCGAGCTCCGATGCACCGGTTGTTCCGCGCGCTCAAACAGCGAAGGCGTCGCGAAGTAGAGAAACAGGAAGGCGACCAGCGTGCCCAGGATCACCGCGAGAACCGGCCGCGCGTCGAGGTAATCGGAGAGGCGGCGGATCACCGAACACCTCCAACCGTCGGGCAGTGGTGGAAATGCTTCGCGATGTAGCTCGGCACAAACAGCGCGCCGATCCGCACCCGCGGCTCCACGCCGCGACGAACCAGAGCAGCCTTTGCAGCCTCCTGACGGCGCCTGGTGCGCTCGCAGAGCATTTCGTACTTCAGATCGAGAACTCGGTCTTTCAGCATGTCGGTTTCCCCGTCAGGAGCAGCAGAACGATCGTCACGACGCCCATTGCGGCGAGGCCAGCGACGAACCCATAACCCATGTCGATTGCGCGGTAGTCGGACTCGGTCAGTTGACGCACCGGCTCACGCTGCAGGCCAAGCACACGGCGCGTCACGCGGCCGGCGAGGCGGTTGAGTAGGTGGCTCACGCTGCACCCCGCACGAAAGCGCAGCACACGAGAGCGAGCACGCCCCAGATCAGGAACAGGATGGCGATTCCGCTCATTGCACACCCCCGACGCAATGGATAATCCGCGGCTCCTGGCGCGCTACTTCGCAGCGCAGATCGTTCAACGCAATGATCAGGTTTCCCGACAAACGGCCGCGGTCCTCAGGGGACATGCGATCGAACACGAGTTCGTCGGCAGCGTCGGCCATCAGCTGAGCGACCTGTTCGACTTTGGCGCGGGTGAGGTTCATGCCGACACCTCATCCCAAAGCACCACACGCAGCGGGGCAACGCGCGACAACCGCGAAGCCTCAGCGAGCAGTTCGCCCGTCTGGCGTTTTATGATTCGCTCCGCAGCGTGAGCCGGAATCTTCGTCGCTTCACCGCGCAGAGCAGCGCGCACCAGTTCCGCGCACTCTGCCTCGGTCAGTTCGTCGAAGAGGTCTGCGGAGTTCAGCGCGGCCGTGGCTTCGTCCTGCGCCGCGACGTAGCGGTCATCGGCCTGCTCTTGTGGGGTAGTGGTTCCGTGGTTCATCTGGTCACCTCATGTGTGGTGTTGCTGTGAGGTGAATCTTAGGCCGACCTAAAGTGCAGGTCAAGGATTATCTTAGGTCGGCCTTAAATCGCGGACGAAGAAAAGCCCGCGCAAGGCGGGCCTTCGATGGTCATTTGCTAAGCGCGACTTCCCGTGTCAGCTCTGCCAGCATCTCGACGCATTGAACTAGTCGTCGCATTGCTGGCGCTTCGTCCCGCCGTGGTTTTTCTCTGGTTCTTTGACGCTGCACCTTGAGTTGCCGGCCGAATTCTATCGGGATTACGACTGCTTCACACCTGTTCTTATTGCCCACATATGCCCCCGTTTCTCCTTAGGTAGGGATTACACATTCCGCTGTGGTTAGCCAAATGTGTCGGTCAAATAGTGGGTCTTCCGCAAACGTTTACTAATGAGGGTAAACACTAGTTTTTAACAATTAACCGGCCTTCCGGACTTCGCTAGCATCCTTGCGCAGCAAGCGATTGATGAAATAGAGGGCATCTTCTCGTTCAGTTCCGCCGTTCCTGTCAATCTCCTCCAATTCGGCGATTACGGAAAGCATTTCGTTAGAAAGCGATAGCTTCGACGGGGGGCGCATTGGCCCTTCTTTGAACATCACCCACTCGGGGCGCACGTTCAACAACTGGCACACGCGCAGCAGGTTTTCCCCGGTGATGTTCTTGGCTGGCTGGATGGTTCCAGCGCCTATCCACGCCGATACAGAGGGTGCCTTGAGGCCCATCGCTTGGGCCAGCTGATGAGCGTTGTATTCGCTTTCCTTGAGGGCTGCAGCGAGCCGAGAGTTCCAAGTATCCATTAGCTAAGCCTAAACGAGTTTTTTTTAGGTGTGGCTTGCATTCGCCCTTAGGCCGGCCTAAAATGAACAGGAGTAACCAACTGAGGCCTTGCAATGGACTTATTCGCAAACACCGTCATTGACCGCCTGGGCGGAACTTCTGCCGTCGCAAAGATCTGCGAGTGCAAGCCTCCATCGGTTCACCAATGGCGCACGGACGGTATTCCAAAACCTCGCCTTCAGTTTCTTCGTGTTGCATACCCGCAAGCGTTCGAGGGTCTTGAGCAACCGAAGCCTGTGCAGACAGCCGTCGCCTGACCCAACACATCCAAGAGCGCCCCAAGGCGCCCGAGAACCCAAGACTCAACGACCCGACCGGGGGCGATCAAGTGACCGACAAAACGATAGGTGAAGGCATGGCGCGAGGACGCACAAGCGGGACGCTGGGCAAGCTCACGGCGGAGGTAAAGGTCCGGGTCGACGACGAGACGAAAGACGAGCTTGATCGTCTTGCGTTCGAAGCCGGCATGGGGCTAGCCGAATTCCTGCGCGAGCTCGTGATGATCCGTGTGTACGGCCGCGACCACGTAGCCAGATTACACAGGACGCGCCTGTCGTTGGTGGCTGGAATCGGCCCAGACGAGGGCTGAAATGCGGACGGTCTGCATGAGTTGGTTCCCCGCTTTCTTTTTCGTGTTGCGTCGAAATGTATCGTCCGGCGCTGCACCGCACAACGTTCAACAGGATCACACGTGAACATCACCGACGCAGCGTATGCAGTTGCGCACGACTATCCGGGGGGCACCGAGTCTTTGGCGCCGCGGCTCGGTATGTCCGGCGCAGTCCTGCGCAACAAGGTCAACCCGAACAACACCACGCACCATCTGACGCTTGCTGAAGCGCTGCGCATGTCGGAGATAACCAGCGACCGCCGCATCGCTGAGGCATTCGCGCGCGAGCTCGGCCTCGTATGCATCGAACTTCCGGCTCCCGAGAACTGTGCCGACGCCGACGTCATCGAGTTGATGGCCCAGACATGGGAGACCAACGGCGACATCGGCCGCCAGGTCAACCAGACCTTCGCCGACGGCCGCGTCGAGCAGCATGAGGTGCGCAAGGTGCGCGACCGCGTATGGACTCACATCCGCACGCTGTTCGGCCTGGTCGGACGCATCGAAGGCATGGCGGAGAAGTGATATGAACTTCTGGAATCGTCACATTGGCGACATCATCCGCGACACGGTCAGTCTGACGATGCTGGAAGACGGCGCATACACACGGTTGCTCGATCAGTACTACCAGACCGAGCGTCCGCTTCCCCTCGACCGGAAGATGATCTACCGCCTTGCGCGCGCTACCAGCGCGGCCGAGCGCAAGGCCTGCGACTTCGTCATGGAATCCTTCTTCCAGAAGGAAGAGGACGGGTATCACCAGAAGCGCTGTGACATCGAAATCGCAAGCTATCAGGAGAAGCAGCGCAAGGCTCAGGCATCTGCGAATGCTCGTTGGTCCCGAACCGATAGTACTGCGAACGCATATGCGAACGCATCAACAACGCATGATGCAGATGACATGCGAACGCATAGCGAAGGCAATGCTCACCAAGCACCAGTAGCCAATAACCAAACACCAAACATAAAACCCTTAGGCGAAACAGCGCCTGTGGAACACCCTCACGAGCGTGCGCGCCCTGCCGAGATTTCCGCAGCGATGCGCAAGCACGGCATTGAAGCGCAACCCGCTGATCCGCGAATCATCGCCGCCTCGGAAGCCGGTTATTCGGTTCAGACGATCGACGCGGCCTGCTCCGAAGCGAAAGCTGCGAAGCCCAACGAACGAATCTCGCCGCTCTACGTGCTGCGCATTGCTGAACGCTGGACTGCCGATGCAGCCAAGCCCCGCCCTGTCGCATCTGCTGGCCGCCCCGGCTTCACCAACGCTCGCGACGAAAGCCGCAAGCGCGCCTACGAAGTTCTCACCGGCAAGACCGCCAGCCAACCCGAAGTCCAACCTGCAGAGGTGATCAATGGGCACGTCAAGCTCATCGGCTGAACTCTGGCCTCAGGACGCCGCACCCCGTCATTGGGTCGCCGCGCTCTTCGAAAAAATGACCCGCATGTGGGGCAACACGTTCCTCGACAAGTGGCGCGACGTCGACCTCGAAGGCGTGATGCAGGAGTGGGGCAAGGGGCTGCGCAAGCTCTCGAGCGCGGAACTCAAAGCCGGTGTCGATTCGCTGATCACGCTCAAATTCCCGCCGAACCTGCCGGAGTTCTACGGCCTGTGCAAGCAGATGCGCCTGCACGAAATGCCGCGGCATGACTCGCTGACCGACCAGACCAAAGCGAACGTGCACGTCGTCGGCGAGCAGATGGCGAAGATGCGGGCAATCATGGCACCGCTCATGCAACCTCGGGAAATCACGGCGGAATGGGCCTACAAGGTCCTGATGCGCGGTGAGTCTGCATCTGGCAAGCCGTTGCCTTACGAGGTCGTGCGCTGCGCCTCTGATGCGATCACGTCGAGCGCTGGCCGCCGCGTGGTCGACGAATGCACCGATCCGGAATTGCAGGGCGAATACCGCCTGATTCGCGACGAGATCATCCGCGCCTATCGGGCATCGAATAAACCGCTGTGGGAGACGCCATGATCGCCACCACCACGCGCGTGAACGCATTTCTGCACGTCCTAAGGGGCTCCGCATGCTGACCATCGGCATTGATCCCGGCATCAGCGGCGCTATCGCCGTGATCGACCACAACAACCTGCCGCGCGTGTACGACATGCCTGTGCGGGCAAAGAAAGGCGCCGGAAAGGTGCGCAACGAAATCGACCCCAAGGGATTGCAGCGGGTGCTGCGCGAGCTCGTACCAGCCGATGAAACCGCGCTCGTGGTCATGGAGCAGATGCATGCCTTCATGGGCGGTGAGAAGCGCGTCGGCTCGATGGCGTCCCAGGCTTCGCTGGCCGCCACTAAGGCGGTCATCGTTGCGATATGCGAGATCAATGACCTCGACGTGATGTTCGTAACGCCGCGCGAGTGGCAAAGCCTGTACGGCATCAAGACGACGCAGACTGAGGACACGAAAAAGCAATCGCTGCGGATCGCGCGCCAACTCTATGGCATGGACTGGCTCCCGCTGGCGAAGCACGACGGCCGCGCTGACGCGCTGCTGATCGCGCGATATGGGCAGAGGCACTTCGCATGATCACGAACACGTTTCCAGACCGTCCAAAACTCGCGCGCTGCAGCGGCATCTGGTTCTGCACCGGTGGCTCTATCTCGGCAAGCGGGCCGACGATGAAGGCAGCCTACAACGAATACCAACGCCAAAAGCGTGTCATGGAACGCTGGTGCGAGACGGATGCGCACCGCAATACGCGCGATTGGCCACTTTGGGATAGATCGCTATGAACGTCCTCCAACTCGCCGGCTCCCTGCCGCGCGACCCACAGTTCCGCGCCTTCGTCGGCCAGTACATGGTCCCGCCGCGCGAGCCGACCGTCGATGAAGCCGCGGCGTTTATCCGCGAGGCATGCGGCGTCGATAGTCGGCGCGAGCTGGCGCGCGATCACGGCGCCGCGATTCTGTTCCATCGGTTCATTCGCCGGCCATTCGTTGCCTGGCGTGAACAACTCCAGGAGCCAGCCTAATGCCTTGCTACACACCCGATCCCGGCCCGTCGCCCGAAGAAATTCGCGAGGCCAAGATGCCTGCTGTTCTGTGCGGTCTGCTGCGCAAGCACGGTACGTCGATCCTCGATGGAGTCGATTGGAAAGAGGCTGGCGTGAGTCGCAATGAGGTCGAAGCGTGGTGGCGCGATCATCAGCGGAAAGACGAGGCGCGTCGCCGCCGTGACGCTAACAAGGAGCGCAAGTGACATGGACGGTCGCGCTTTAGCGGAGTACATCCGCGGCTTGATGGTCGGTCTGGCCGTCATGTTCCTCGCAATCGGTGCTGGCCTCGGATACCTCATCCCGTGGGCGTGGCATCACCTATCAATCGGGTGGAAATGATGTGCTCTGAAATCGATGCGCGCACGCGCGATAACCCTGAAGCCGCCATGCGGCATACGCAGATGCCCGAGTGGATGGATAACGCCATTGCACGCCACATCGAAGAAGCTGGCGCGAAGCAGGTCGTGATGGTGAACCCTTACCCGCACGCAAAAGGCCAGCAGGGCTTCGATAGCGCTGCGCACCGCGCATTCATGCGGGGGCTCGGCTGATGTGCTCCGGCAACCCCACCGAAATGCTTGATCTCGCCCGCGCTCGCCTGACGCCGGAGCAGTGGGCGAAGTTTGAGGCGGATTTCAAGCATCACTGCGATTACAGCGGGCTCGATGTGTTCAATCCGAACCTGCCGGATGGGAAGGTGGCCTGGTCGAAGTGGAGTTACCTCTGCGGGAAGGGGCTGTGATGCCGCTCCAAACATTCAAGCCTATGGCCGGCCGACCGGATCGGATGCGGCTGAACTGCGAGACGCCCGAGAACCAGTCGGTCAGCGGCAAGCGCGGCGGCAAGGCAAAGCTCGACGCGAACCAGATTGAGGCGATGTGGGATGAAGTCCAGGCCCACCGCGCAGCGACTCTCAGATGGACGCCGCCCGCCAGATGAGCACCACGCCACGCCGACGCGCACTCGGCCGCTCTGGTCATCTGCGGACGATGACCGAAACCAACGGGGAAACTATGGATCTGCGAACGCTCGAACCGAGACTCGAAAATTGGGCCCGCGCTCAGCGCTTCGGCGGATACGGCGGCGCAGACATCGCCTCGGCCGAAGGTCGCTACCGCGGCGGCGGCTGGCGGGAGCTGCGCCCGGCGCCTCCGGTCATTGACCATGCGGACGCGGTCAAGGTCAATAACGCGTGGCAGCGCCTCATGCCGCTCGATAAGGACGTGCTGAAGCTCTATTACGTGCGCCGCTCGCGTGTTGGCGAGATCTGCCGCGTTCTTCGGCTGAAGCAGGGCAAAGACAATGCCCACGTCTGGGACTTCGCCCTTTATCACGCCCAGATGGCGATCAGCGATCGGTTAGAGAAAGCAGATGGACTTGTAAACCCGATAAGACTGGCCTATACTCCGCCGCTATTGATGACCGATTCCGTCGATTGACGAGCAAAGCGACCCTTAGGGGTCGTTTTGTCTCTGCGATCCACCCGAAAGCCCGCAGGCTCCAAGCCTCGCGGGCTTTTTCATTTGGAGAGCCGCAATGCGCAAGTCTCTGCTGATCGCCGCCCTGAGCGCCTGCCTTCCCATGTTCGCTGTCGATGGCGAGGCCGCCGCGCTGCCGACCGACGCCGCGCCGAGCAGCACTGAGCCGGTGCTTGTCGTCGAATCGGGAAACGCTGCTGGTGGTGCCTCATCGGCAGAGCCGAACCCGGCAGTGACGTCTGCCGACGGTGCAGCAGCTGGCGATGGCGCGGGTGAACAGGGAAACGCATTGCCGGTGACGTCTCCTACCGATACCGCAGCGACTATTTCAACGGCAGCAGAAGATGCTGGGAGCGCGTCACAAGCGAACTCATCCATTACCTCTATCGGCACTGAACAGTCGCCGGTAGGCGTTGATATCGAAACGCGGTCTCTCGAAACGAAGACCTATGCAGACGGCTCTAGCGCGACCGGATACGGCCTTCCCGATGTATCGCCGCTCGACAATGCGACGGCGGTTGTCTCGACGGTACAAGTCGAGAAGGGTGAGCCGGGAAACGCCGATGCGAGCACGTCGCTCGCTGGTGCTGCTACCGATGCCAGTACGGCCGGTGACGTCCCAAACGCCGCTGCGTTGCCTGCGGCAAGCCAACCCGAAAGCGCCATTGCATCGTCTGCCCCGATTGCATCGCCCGTCGTCGACATCGTGGCGGCTGCGCCGGTAAGCGTGGCCACGCCGGCTGACCTGAGCGCGTTGGGAATCACGACGAGCGGCCCGGAATCGGAAGCGACGGCTCGTCAGTGGCTTGCCGACAAGGGGTACGCGCAATCGCAGGCTGACGCGCAAGCTCAGTTCGCCGCCGCCGTGTCGCCCGCCGCGCTGTTCCCAGGTGAGCAGCCCGAGGCAACCGGCGCGGCGCACCCGGCGCACACCTTCGCTGACCGCATCCATTCGCTGGCCTTCTCGCTAGAAGGATCGGGCGACTCGATGCTCAGTCGTATGGGCTACGAGATCAAGAGTCTAGTCGCGCAACTCAAGTCGCTCCTGTAACTCCTCACCATTCGAACCGGAGCCGCTACCCGAAAGGGCGCGGCATCAAGCTATGGCCGGACGCCCATCCAAGTACAAGCCGGAGTTTGCCGCGCTGGCAAAGAACTATTGCCTGCTCGGCGCCAAGGACGATGATCTTGAACGCTTCTTCGAAGTCAGTCAGCGGACGATCCAAAGCTGGAAGAACGATCATCCGGATTTCGCTGACGCGTTGCGCGCGGGCAAAGACATCGCCGATTCGCTTGTCGCGCGCTCGCTCTACGACAAGGCAGTCGGCGGCGACACAACGGCCTGCATTTTCTGGCTCAAGAACCGGCAGAAGCACGCATGGCGCGACCGTCACGAGATCGACCATAGCGGCAAGGTCGCAGTCGATCCGATCCAGCTTCTGCTCTCTCAGGTCGAAGGCACGACCCTCAAACCCAAATGAGTAACGTCGACGCGCTCGCCAAGGACTTCGGCAATCCGGTCTGGAGGCTTCATAACCTCTACTGGATCACCGACAAGTCCGGGAAGGTCGTGCGCTTCACGCCGAACAGCGAGCAGTCGACGTTTCTCGAAGATCTGCATTACCGCAATGTCATCCTTAAGGCGCGCCAGCTCGGGTTCTCGACGCTCATCCAGTTGATGCTGCTTGATGCCGCGGTGTTCACGTCTGACCTGCGCGCTGGCGTCATCGCCGACAACGGCGACAACGTGACGACAATCTTTCGCGACAAGATCAAGTTCGCCTACGACCGTCTGCCTGATGGCATCCGCGAGGCGCGCTACCCGATCACCGACAGCGCGACGGAACTGCTCCTGTCGAACAACTCCAGCGTCCGCGTCGGCACGTCGATGCGCTCTGGCACGCTGCAATACCTCCACATTTCCGAGTTCGGCAAGATCTGCGCGAAGTACCCGGACAAGGCGCGCGAAATAGTGACGGGCGCTATACCGGCCGTCGCTCCCGATGGCTTCCTGTTCGTCGAGTCAACCGCAGAAGGCCGCGAGGGCGCGTTCTATGACCTCGTAGAAGGCGCGCGCAAGCGCATGGGCCGCAAGCATCTGCCGATCGAGGAGAAGTTTCACTTCTTCGCATGGTACGGCCGCCCGGAATATGAGGTCGATCCGGAAACGGTCGTGATCTCGCCGAAGGATAACGAGTACTTCGACAAGGTTCAGGCCTCGACAGGCGCACACCTTACGCCGC